TTAACTCCGCCAGACTGAGTCAGCGGAACATCGTTTTCCAAATCGTATTCGTTGATACGGTCTACGGAGAAACGATCGAAGATGTACGACAGAAATCCTACAAATACTTTCCGGCAAAGAAAAGTGTTGAAATCATCATTGAAACCGATAACCGATATGTACGAACAAACGGTTATGTGGAATCGAATGAACCAAATATTTTCAGCTCACAGGAAGGGACATCGATCTCGATCATTTGCCCTGACCCGTTCTTCTATTCAGCCGGTGAGGATGGAAATAATGTAACGGATTTCTACAGTATTGACCCGATGTTCGAGTTTCCGTTCTCAAACGAGTCCCTGACGGAACCGCTGCTTGTATTTGGTGAAATCCAAATCAAGACGGAGGGTGTCATCACTTACTATGGCGATGCTGAAATTGGAGTAACAATCTATATTCATGCAATCGGGCCGGCAAGTAATATCAATATTTACAATACTGAAACCAGAGAAGTCATGAAGATCGATACCGTGAAGCTCCAAAAGCTGACTGGAAAGGGTATCGTCGCAAGTGATGATATCGTCATTAACACCTCAAAGGGTGATAAGAGCATTACTCTGATTCGTGAAGGCGTTTCGTACAACATCCTGAACTGTTTGGATAAGAATACCGACTGGTTTACCTTAGCAAAGGGCGATAACATCTTTGCCTTTACTGCTGACAGCGGTGTTACGAATCTTCAGTTCAGAATCGAAAACAAAGTCATCTATGAGGGGGTATAACTATGGAGCTTTTGGTCTTAAACACCGATTTCGAGTCCATAGCCGTCATAGATACCTATGAATCCATGATATGGACTGATCGATACAACTCATATGGAGACTTCGAGATATTCTTCGCTATGGACACACAACTCTTGCAGTATTTGAAGGAGGACTACTATCTGTGGCTGAAGGATTCAGAGCACTGTATGATTATTGAGGACATCAAGATCAATGCCGACACAGAGGAAGGAAATCATTTTATCGTGACTGGAAGGTCACTGGAATCTATTCTTGAACGCCGCATCATCTGGGGGCAGCGAGTCTTTAATGGAAATCTTCAAAATGGCATTCAGACCATGTTGAATGAGTGCATTATTTCACCGTCTATTGCTGATCGAAAGATTTCCAACTTTGTGTTCGTGCCTTCTACCGACCCTAAAATCACAAGACTGAAAATCGACAACCAATACACAGGTGACTGCCTGTACGATGTCATCAAAGGACTTTGTGAGGAAAACAATATAGGGTTCAAGATTGTACTGACCGATGAAAACAAGTTTGCATTCAGTCTGTATGCCGGCGTTGATCGCTCTTATGAGCAGACAGAAAATCCGTATGTTGTTTTCTCTCCAAACTTTGAGAACATCATCAACAGCAACTACTATTCATCCAAAGCGAGTTTCCGAAATGTGACTCTGGTCGCAGGAGAAGGTGAAGGGGCAGCAAGGCGAACTGCTATCGTTGGCTCAGCCTCAGGGCTTGATCGGCGTGAGCTTTTTACAGATGCTCGTGACATCTCATCCGATACTGAGGACGGGGCACTTTCCGATGCAGAGTATATGGCGCAGCTTCAGACAAAAGGTTTGAAAAATCTGGCTGACCATATTGTGACTACTGCATTCGAAGGCGAAGTTGAAGTTACTCGACTGTTCAAATACGGTGAGGACTTCTTTATCGGAGACATCGTTCAAATCGCCAATGAATATGGCAATGAGGGATCGGCTTACATTTCGGAACTGGTTATCTCAAACAGTGAGGAAGGATTGTCAATTTATCCGACATTCAAAACTATTTCAAAGTAAGGAGGGAGAAACTGAATGAGCGTATCAAGCGGATTTTTCAATTCACTTAACGGTGACCGCAAATACAATGCTGCACAGATGTCAGCTATCTTTGATGGACTCATCATCGATGGTGTATTTGCTTCTATCGGAACCGCTTTTGCTGTGAAGGCGGCAGGCGGTCTTACCGTGAATGTCGGTATCGGCAAAGCCTGGTTCGACCATACATGGACAGTCAACGACAGCATCCTGCCGATGACTGCCCCGGAAGCAGAAGTGCTTCTTGATCGCATCGATGCCGTGGTTCTGGAAGTAAACGGAACTGAGTCGGTGCGTGAGAACACCATCAAATTTGTCAAGGGTAATCCGTCCAGCGCACCGTCGAGACCGACTTTGACGAACGAGGGAAATGTCCATCAGTACCCTCTCTGTTATATTTACAGAAAATACGGCACTGCGGTCATCAACCAAGCTGACATTACCCCTATGGTCGGCACAGAGTCTACGCCGTTTGTAACCGGCATTCTCCAGACAATCAGTCTGGACGAGCTGCTTGGCAAATGGCAGGATGAGCTTGATTGGTTTACTGATGCACGATCTAAGGAAGTCGATGACTGGATTGCTCAGGAGGAAAGCGATTTCACGGCTTGGTTCAATAAAATGAAAGCGGACCTCCAACAGGAGCAGACCGTTCTTGACCAGTGGATCGCATCTGAACAGGCTGATTTTCTTGCCTGGTATAATCAGATGAAAGATCAGCTAAGCGGCGATGTCGCCGGTAATCTGCAACTTGAGATCGACAAGGAAGAGGTCAAGCGGATTTTACTGGTTGGCTTTGAAGACGGAACCAAGGAGTTTTCGGATGATGGTACTGTTATCACTTCGACTGCGAGCGATGGTAGAATCCTGACGAAGACTTTCTCTGATGGATTCCTGACGATGACAAATGTGTTGAAGAGTGCAGCGGGGGCAGAGGTGGCGAGAGCCGTCAAAACTTTTGACTCCGACGGCAAGCTTATCAGTACCGTTGTCACTTATTCTTAAAGCGAAAGGAGAACAATCAAAATGGCAGAAGAAGATCTGATTTTCGGTAAAAACCGACACTTCTTCGGCGGCATTGAGCCGTCTAATATGCTGGCATTTAGCGTGGCTGTTGAGAGTGGTGTTGTGAAAGTTACGGCTACACTTCCCAACGACACAGTCGTGAATAACCAGACGCTCTGTACCGTGGAAGGTGCGATTATCCGGAGGAAAACGACTGATTATCCGAAGGATGAATTTGACGGCGATCTTGTCGCTGATATTAAGGAATCCACAACTTTTATGGATTTTGGGCCGTCATCTACCGGAACCTACTACTATGCAGCTTTTCCTTATACCACACAGGGCGTGTACAACCGAAACAAGTCTAATCGCGCTGTAGTAAATGAACCGGAGCCGATGAAGGAGTTTTCCGCTAAGTCGGTATATGTCTCGGCATCTGACACTGTCAAGGTTGAGATCACGGCGAAGCTTCCGAGTAGTGTTGCCGGTGCGGTTATCCGCAGGAGCACTACTGGTTATCCAACCAGTGAAACGGAGGGCGAACTGTTCAAGAACATCACTGCAAACGGCACTTATACGGATACCAATGTGACAGTCGGTGTGGTATATTACTATTCCGCATTCCCTTACACCAGTACCGGTGCCTATAATCGCAGCGAGGCGAACCGAACCAGTGTTACCCCGAAGAAGAGAGATTATCTGTTTGGTTACGATCTGGTGAAAGCGACTTCCAGCCCCACAGGACGAGTAACTTATCCTTCTGATGTGGATAATGCAGCGTTTACTCCGGCGGCTATGAATTTCAGCACTGGTAAGTTCAACTATGGTGGTTGGGCGTTTGATCCGGGCGAAAAGTTTATGCCGCGCCCCTGTATGCTAACTTACGCAGGTGTTGTAGATCACTATCTCAATCCTAACGACTATACCAAGAAGGTCAACGGCACCACATCCAAGGTTACGGATACTTCTTTCGGCGGCAACGCTATGATGGAATGGCCGAAGATCTATACAAAGCGTTGGGAATCGAATGGTGTTTACCATTTCCGCTGCTCCGATACTCCTCAGGACGATACTTGGGATTGCTGGTGTAACTATGACCGCAATAACAACCAGATCGATCATTTCTATACCCCCATCTATTTCGGTTCTCTGGTTTCCGGTAAGCTGCGTTCTATCAGCGGTGCAGCTAACAGCGTAAACACCACGGCGGCTAACGAAATCGCCTATGCAAAGGCAAACGGCAATGACTGGTATACCGAGGTGCTGGCTGACAGACTGTTGCTCCAGGATCTGCTGGTTATGATGGCTCGTTCTACCGAGTGTCAGACAGCATTTGGCTACGGACGGTGCAAGAGTTCCAATAGCAATGCTATTGCCTCCGGTACGATGAATACCAAGGGTATGTTCTGGGGTTCCAATGACCAGACTTCCGGCGTGAAGGTCTTCGGTATGGAGAATGTCTGGGGTAACCTATGGCGTCGTATTGCTGGCTGGATCAATGCCAATGGAACTCAGAAGGTCAAGCTGACTCGTGGTACTCACGATGGTTCTACTGCAACCGACTACAACACAGACGGAAACGGTTATAAGACGATCGCAAATGCTACTCCGGCTGGCAGCTCCGGAGGCTACATCAGCAGCATGAAGACGGAAGCATTCGGACGGCTGCCTGTTAATGCAAGTGGTTCCAGCAGCACTTATGAGGCTGACGGCATGTGGTACAATAACAACCAGGTCAATTATGCGTTTGTCGGCGGCCACTGGAACAATGACCTTTTGGTCGGTCCTTTCTGCGCTAGTCTGAACGTTGCGGCGTCCATTTCGACCTCGGCCGATGGCGCGGCTCTCTCTTGTAAACCGCTTGCTGCTGCGTAAGCAGCGAGGAGAGGACGGGAGAACCTTAGGTTCGCCGGGTAAACGAAAACAATTAAATATTAGGGGTATACACTGCGCCCAGCGCGTATGTCGGCGGCAACTGGAACAATGACCTTATGGTCGGTCCTTTCTACGCTAATCTGAACAATACGGCGTCCAATTCGAACTCGAACAATGGCGCGGCTCTATCTTATCCATAAGAAGCTCTCCTTAATGCAGTGTATGCCGCCATTTCAAAATGGCAAGAGATATCCGCATCTCTTCCTCACCACTTGGTGAAAATTAACTTGGTGCAAGCATCTGTGAGTAGCTGAGAATAAGTCGAAAGCGGATGAGAGGATAAGAGAGAACATGAAATCCTATAACCACTTGTACGAAAAAACAATATCCGAAACGAACCGACGGTACGCTCTGTCTCAAGCAAAGCACAGCAAGAGATTCCGTAAAATCATGAAACACCGGCACATGTCTGACGATGCCGCAGTTGAACAATCCTTAGACTGGATAGTCAACTACGAAAACGCCGAGCATGTGCCGGTTTACATTTATGATGGGATTACTCGCAAGGAGCGCACTATTATTGTCCCTACGATGGAAGAGCTGCTTGTTCAGCATTGCATCGTAAATGCCATGAAGCCGATGTTCTGCAAGGGAATGTACGAACACAGCTATGCCAGTCTTCCGGGCAGAGGTGCCCATAAAGGAAAGCTGGTTATTGAGAAGTGGATCAGGATTGACCCGAAGAATTGTAAGTATGTCCTCAAAATGGATATTCGCCATTTCTTCGATTCTATTCCACATGATCGTTTGAAAGCCAAGTTGAAGAAGACCGTTCATGACGAGAAGATGTTGGAGCTATTATTCCGCATTATTGATGTTACAGAGGTTGGTATTCCACTTGGCTTTTATACTTCTCAATGGCTTTCTAACTGGTATTTACAGGGTTTAGATCATTTCATCAAGGAGCAGCTCTGTGCCGTGCACTATATGCGCTACATGGACGATATGGTCATTTTCGGAAGCAACAAGAGGGTTTTGCACCGCATGAGGCAAGCAATTTCCGATTATCTGGAAATGGAGCTTGGCTTGGAACTTAAAGCGAATTGGCAAGTCTTTCGCTTTTCTTATGGCAACAACCAGGGGCGTGATCTGGACTTCATGGGCTTTCGTTTTTATCGTAATCGAACGATTCTTCGAAAATCCATTATGTACAAGGCCACGAGAAAAGCTCGCAAAATCTCCAAAAAGGAGAAAGCAACCATACTCGATGCTCGGCAAATGTTGTCTTATCTTGGGTGGATCGACTGCACCGATACTTATTTGATGTATCGGAAGTGGATAAAACCATGTGTTAGCTTCCAGCAATTGAAGCGAAAAGTTTCACGATATGACAAATACGATGAGAAGCGGGTATATCAAAAACTCGTTAGTCTTTACACTGCGAAAGGAGGAAAGTCGCATGGAGTTAAATTACAAATATGCCGAGAGCACAGTCCAACCGACTGCACTTGAGGTTACTGTTGGAACCGTATATCTCCGCAAGGACATTACGAGTATTACACGAACTTCAGAACAGGGCGATAAAACCACTTACTGGACTTATCAGGAAGCGGCGTTGACCCCTCAGGAGTTCAATGAATACACCAATCTGCTTATGGCTGAAAACGCCATTAAAGGTACAAATGATTCGGACAACATTGTTCAGATCATGGCAGGTCAGGAAACTGGAGATTCCCAGCAGCTTGCTATCATGGAAGCAATTGCTGATCTGTACGATGCCGTCGCAGCAATGATTCCTGAATGAGGAGGTAGCAAAAATGGTCAATCTTTACGCCACGCTTATCATCAATAAGCGTAGAACCTTCGACCAGGTGCCTGAAAAATTTAAGGCAGATGTCGAGGCAAAATTGTTAGAATATGGCTACGATACCAACGGCGATCTTATCGCTGAGGAGGAGTAACCATGTTTTATATTTTATCCAAAATTTTGATAGGAGGTAACAACATGGTAGCACTGTATGTCGCACTCATCATCGCAGGTCGTCGGACCTTTAATCAGGTTCCGGCGAAGTTCAAGGCTGCTGTCAAGGCTGATCTGGAAGCTCTCGGTCTTGACGAAAATGGTAATCCTGTGGATTAACCGAAATTGGCAGGGAGTCTACTTTGCGGTGGGCTCCCTCGCCTAATTAAAAGAGGTTTTGGGGTGATATTTCCTACAAGCTTCTTAATTCATTTATGACTTCAAGGAGGATGATACATGGAAATGGAACCCTGGCTGCAAACGCTATTAACCATTTTGGGGACGATACTTGCTTCTTCTGGATTTTGGGCATATATCCAAGAGCGAAGCAAACGAAAAGCTGCTGAGAATAAGCACAACAATCTTGAAACGCAAATGCTCATTGGTTTGGCTCATGATCGCATTATCTATCTCGGCATGGTCTACGTTGAGAGAGGCTGGATTTCGCAGGACGAGTACGAGAATTTGTACGAATACTTATATAAGCCTTATGAGAAATTAGGCGGTAATGGCTCAGCCAAGCGAATTATGATGGAAGTTAATAAATTACCCATTCACAAATCGACTTACACTTATAAAGGAGAAAATGGAATGCAGGTTTAACAGGAGGTGAGATTATGAGTTACTCTGTTTCAGGGACAATGATTACGCTGACCAGAGGAGACACTTTTACGGCTCTTATCACAATCACTGACTCGGAGGGTAATCAGTATGTTCCTGTTAAAGGGGACCGTATTCGGTTCGCAATAAAAACTGACTACGAAGACGGAGCACCTCTCCTCATCAAAGAAATCCCGATCGACACAATGATTTTAGTCATTGAGCCAGAAGACACCAAGCCGCTTGCATTTGGCAAGTATGTCTACGACATCGAGCTGACAAAAGTAACGGGAGAAGTGGACACCTTCATTACCAAAGCAACTCTTAAGCTGACGGAAGAGGTGCATTGATATGAGCAGTATAAAAGCGTTCGAATGCCTTACTGGACATATCTCGGGACTATGCACACTGTCTGGCGAATTATCCTGTAAAGGCGGTTTATCTGGTAAACTATCTGCTGTGATAAACTACAATGTCTATTCGGGAGAATATGAAGTGGTACCGAGCGCTTTTAATACTCAGGTTTTGCCCACTGCCAACAAGGTGCTTAAGAAAGATGTGACAGTTCAAAAAGTCCCATATTTTGAAACCAGTAACGTTCAAAATGGAGTTACAGTTTACATTGCAGAGGAGGTAAATTAAATGCCCAATCAGTATATCAACAAGGTCATTTATGGTGGCAGAACCCTGATTGACCTTACCAGTGATACCGTGGAAGCCAGTAAGCTTCTTTTGGGAACCAAGGCTCATGATAAGAGTGGCGCCCAGATTGAGGGCACTTGTACATTTGACGTAGATTCTACGGATGCAACTGCTGCTGCCGCTGAAATTCTGGCGGGTAAGACCGCGTATGTCAGTGGCAACAAACTTACAGGTACTATGAAGAATAATGGTGCCGTTAGTAAGAAGATTACTACCAGAGATGAGGATGTTACAATTCCTCAGGGTTTCCACGATGGCAGTGGTAAAGTGGGAATCGACACAACCGAAAAAGGTAAGCTGGTTGCCAACAATATTCGAGAGGGCGTAACTATCCTCGGCATTGAGGGTACAATGTCCGGCTCGGAAAACATGAAACCGCAGGCTAAGACAGTTACACCGTCCACCGCAAAGCAGACGATTCTACCTGATGCAGAGTATAACTGTTTGTCTCAGGTAGAAGTTGAAGCAATTCCTTATGTTGAAGCTGATAATCCTGCTGGGGGAGTGACGGTAACGATTGCGGGGTGAGAGTAAATGGCTGTAAATAAGGTCGTTTACAATCGCCGGACGTTAATCGATCTGACCGCCGACACCGTCAGCAAGGAAACCCTTAAAAAGGGATTTACAGCTCATCAGGCCGATGGTACAATGATAACTGGTGAGTTTATTGGCGATGATTACGATGAAATCGACCGAATTCTTACAGCTGGTCTAACAGATGGCTATAAACATTTTTCGGACGATGGCACAATCATCAGCACAATCGATTCACAGGGTCGGACTTTGGTCAAGACCTTTTCAAATGACTTCTTGACCTGCACCACGGTTCTAACTGATCCGGACGGAGTTGAGCTTGGGCGTACTGTGAAGTCTTTTTCGGATAACAGCAGTACAATCATTACTACCGACTCTAAAGGGCAGAAGCTTGTTAAGAAGTTTTCGAATAACATGCTTAACATGGAAGCGGTTCTTACGGATGCTGCTGGTAAGGAGCTTGCCCGTCTTACAAAAGTCTTTTCCGCAGACGGGAAAGATATCAGTTCGACCGTAGTTTATGGAAAATAAGATGTGATTTGAAGCCGTCACATGTAGGTTATTTCTGCATTATTCCTACACTTTGGTTAAAAAAGCCAGTGATTACGGGATATTTTGCTTCTATAATAGAAACTTATCACAGTCTAATCACTTCTAAATCCCTGCAATTACGCTGTTTCCAGAGTGGTTAGAAGTGGATAAATGCCGAGAAATGTAGGTAACTCGTGCATTATTTCTACACTACTCATGCATCTATATTCCTACACAAAGTCAGCCTCCTCGTTGTGCTGAGTGCCTTTGTTGGTGCTCCCACTTCGGGGAGGCTTTTCTTTGTTTTTACAAGCTATTTTATTTTTTCGATTTCATCTTTCAACCACTCAAATTCTCTCTGGGTGTAAACCTTTTCGGTGATGTCAGAGATCTTGTGACCGACCATATATTTGATTGCGTACTCGTCAACGCCGTACTTCTTAGCCATCGTCACAAAATGTTTACGACCATCATGCGGTCTATGCTCAGGGTTCAAATTCAATTCGTCTCGAATCATACCAAAGCCTTTTTGGTATCGAGCATAAGTAAGTGCAGTGTTTTTGCTACGAGCATTCGAATTAACATAGTTGAGCAGGTACAGACTTCCAAGTTCCTGAGCCTCTTTATATTTTCGCTCAACCAAATGACGAATCTTCGAGTGAATTGGAACCACACGATCTGTACCGGCATCTGTTTTGATACCGCCTCGGAAAGTCCAGTTTTCCAAATCCACATTCTTTAATTCCAGCAAACCAAGCTCCTGGGGTCGCCAACCAGAATAGCACTGAATGAGCAGGACATCTACAAGCATTTTATCATCAGAGTGTTTCCAAAGCAAGTCCATCTCTTCGTCCGTAAAAGGAATATGCTCGTTCTTAACTGTGACGATTTCTTTGATTGTTTCCTCACTGAGGTTAAAAGTTCGCGAATAGTTTCGGTCAACAAGCTCATACTCCAAGGCATAATCCAACATCAAGTTAAACAAAGACTTAATCTGGTTCTTCATGGATGCACTTGGTGTTTTTTCTTTGTCTCGAACCTTCGATATGCCTTCATCCATACAACCTTTTACATGACGAGCGCGGACATCTTTGACTCGCATATCATATACGGCCGAGCAATACCCCCATGCTGAAGCTACCGAACGAGTGCTTTTAACTGTCTTCTCGTATTCGGCAAGCCATTTCTCGTAAAGCTCTTTCATAGTGATAGACGGTTCAAGGTCGTAAGGGTTCTTATTGTACTCGACGAGAGCAGCGTATGCATCGTTGTATGTTGGAAAATAGGACTCCGGTTTAAGAGGTTTACAGATAGGCCGTCCGTTCGAATCCTTTCCTACACTTATCATAGCTCGAAATGGATTGCGGAGATTCCGATTCTTGATCTCACTGATCTGCCCGAAACCATTTGGCAGTCTACGGCGTTTATTGTTCTTATTTCGAGGTTTTCTTGGCTTTATATTTGGCTGTAATGGAAACCCACAGTGAGGACAAGAAACTGCTTTGTCGCTTACTTGTAATTCGCATTCAGGACATTTTATCAGCATTATTATCACCTTCCCCATTGATTTGCTATTAGTAATCATATATCATAAGTGTAGGAATGTCAACTCCTACATTCCAACTTTTCTTATTAGTTTAGGGAGAAATGAGATATGATTAGTGATAACCAATCAATTTGCCCCAAATGTGGAGGGCAGCTTAAATACTACGATCATGTTCAAAGATTGGTACGGACGAAATTCGGAAACAAAAAATGGGTAGCTATTAGAAGACTTCGGTGCTGTAAATGCCATGCAGTTCATCGAGAGCTTCCTGACTTTATATTTCCGTATAAACAGTATGAAGCAGATATTATTATCGGCGTGCTCGAAGGTCTTATTACTTGTGAAACTTTGGGGTTTGAAGATTATCCTTGTGAAATGACTATGATTCGCTGGCGCTTGTTTCCACCGAGGTTGTTTTTACTAACAGCCGTTCCTAACCTAAAATAGCGATTGAAAGGAGGCAAACGCCAATGGAAGAAATTATATTTGCATCGGGGTCTGTCCCGGTGGCAGTTGCAGCACGAGTCTACGGGAAAGACGCATCCTGGATTCGAGCCGGCATCGTATCTGGGTGGCTGCCGATCGGAAAAGCTACTCGGAGTGGGAAGCTCGTTACGAATTTAGAGGAAATGAACTCTAAGTACGGACGCATCAACTTTTATATTTCGCCTAAGCTCCTCTGGCAGGAGACCGGCTATATATGGAGGGGTGAACGCGCATGAGTACATTGATACGTCCAGAACTTTCCGAGACTAATCGTTACTGGATCGATAAACACCGCTATTACGAATTGAAGCATTTCTGCTTGCAATACCCGTTGTGGCGTCATGCGTACAATTCGTTGATAGACTATCCGGGTTCATGGCCTCAATTAGTGCCGCCCTGCAAAACGAATGTTGTTAGTGATCCCGTTACCAAGCACATTGATGAGAGGCTGTACTATGCCGATCGCATGAAGATGGTGGAACAGGTTGCAAAAGAAACGGACGAAGAGCTTTCATGTTATATTTTGGAAGCTATAACGGAGGGTATTTCATACGACCATTTGAAAGCCAGAACCGGCATCCCATGTTGCAAGGATGTTTATTACGACTTGTACAGACGGTTTTTCTGGCTACTTAGTAAGGAGAGACAGTAATGAAGATTGTAGATATTGCAGTGAAAAAAGTCTATCGCTTCAACTGCCCGAATTGCCAGAGTAGGCTTGAAGCCGACAGCAGTGAGCTGACAGACATCGGAGGTAAAGTAAGCAAGTTCTATTGCCCCGTATGCCGTAAAGACCGATATATAACCTGGTCTGACTTACGGAAGAAGATCGTCTACGAGGGTTCGCAAGAATAACAGTGTCCTTTATGGAGAAGTGAGAGCTGATGCACTATAGCATTGGCTCTTTCTTTTTTTTCTAACTTAGATTAAAACCCGGATGGAGGTGACAGGTATATGTGTTAAATTAGTATCTGGAAAAATCCCCGGGTTGAAATTTTGAAAAACAATTCGAAAGGAGACCATTATGGAAGTCATTTATGTAGTTGTCGGAATCTTGATTGGGTTTGCCGTCTCATCTATCATTCGCCGAAAGCATCCTGTCGGTTTTCTGCGTATTGACAAGTCTGATCCGGACGGGCCCTATCTTTTTCTTGAACTGAAAAAGAGCGTTAATGAAATTGTAACTCAACGAACTGTCCTATTGGAAGTGAAGCGTGAAGACTTTATTCCGCACAAATAACACTTCCTTTTATGGAACCCTATTAAAACGAAAGGAGAAACGAATATGGGTGAAGAAAACAGAAGTTTGTTGGAAGAGGAGATCAAAGCCGAAATTAAACGCTTGGGATCTCTCGAATCCGGAAGTCAGGAGCATACCACAGCAGTGGATAGCTTGACGAAGCTGTACAAACTGAAGCTCGAAGAGGATAAGAATACCTATGAGCGTCTGGACAAGATCGAGAATCGTGAAATCGATCAAGAGTCCAAGACGGCTCAAATGGCAGAGTCTGTCAAAGATCGATACTTCAGATTTGGTATGGCTGCCGCTGAGCTGGTGCTGCCGTTGATGTTCTACGGCGTTTGGATGAGACGAGGTCTCAAGTTCGAACAGGACGGAACTTTCACCTCCCAGACATTCAGAGGTTTATTCAGTCGATTCAGACCGACTAAGAAATAAACCGGTTCCAAAAGCGGAGAGTTCGTGTATATAACACGTTCTCTTCGTTTTTCTCCTGCTCGAAAATTACATGGGCTATTGTGAGAGATGTAAAAGTGCTTTTTATCTCTTGATAAAATACTGATGGTCGCTATACTTAATAGTGCCACACAATATCAAGGAGGTAATTTGCAATGAGCTTTTTTAACGACGCGCAGAGAGACGGTTTACTTACTGGACGGTATATTTGCAGTGAATGCGGAGGACTTATGGAATTTGAAGATGAGTGGGAAGATACTTTAGTATGCCCTGCTTGCGGTCACTCCGTCGATTTAGAGCATTACGGTATGGAGAACGATGAAGAATATGATGCTCTATATCCGACCAGAGATCAGATCTGCGACGACTAATTAAGACTATTAGCAAAGGGGAAGGAGTCCTGACGAGGGCTCTTTCTCTTTTCTTTTTATAGGTGATGGATATGCGATACCATTTTGACAAACCGAAAATTTACTTGACCTTGTATGGTGAGCGTTATATTTGTGAGCATCCGGTTTACAATAGCTGCACTCTCTACAGAATTGAAGAAAGAGGTTTAGCAGTAATTCAGCAACGATTTGATTCCGAGACGAAAAGTACATGGTGGAGCGAAGTTGACCCTTGGATTACTGACGCTTTATATTTGCACCCTGATTTTCGAGAATACTTTGAAATGAGGGCTGGGACTTGTACGGACGGACTATACCCTACTGTAACGGTTCGCCAAATTATGTGGGCATTAAAAATGAAGCCTATTCAGAAAGAACGATGGGAAACCGTATTCGATAGACGGGATATCTAAGCGCAAAAAACGCATCTCCCTTTATGAAAAACCATTGAATTTTGAAGGGAGACATGGATTATGAAAACACTAAAGAACAAGCTATATGCTATAGTATTACTTATTTGTGGGTACTTACCGGTACTTATCGACAAAGATGCAACAGCATTAGTATTCTTTGCGTTTATCGCAATACCGTTGTTCTTTGCAAAAGAAAACTGGATTTATTGAGGATTGAGCCGCTAACAACGGCTCTTTTCTTTTCGCCAAAATTACAACTCCTATTATGGAAAACGATGCTATTCGAAAGGAGTAAAAGGAGCATGGACGAAATGAAAATTGGTTCTAAATTCACTACGAGCATTATCTCGAAATTGGCGAGTTTGGCAATCCGAAAGAAATTTGGTTACGATGTAAAACTGAATTTGAATGAGGTAAAAGCCACAGTCGTTGATGGAAAGACGCATGTTCATCTGGATATAGATGCCGATCTTGAGAAAGATGAACTTACTAAAATCCTGAAAAGTATTGGTTTGTAAAATCTGAAAGGAGCTGCTAACAACGGCTCTTTTCTTTTGCCGCGCGAAATTTACAAGTCTTATTATGAGAGACGGGTTAGCTCAGTTGGTAGAGCGCCACACTTCCGTGGAGGTCGTCGGTTCGAATCCGATACAGTCTCTCTTGCTTTTTATTTTCACATGAAAGGAGAAAAGACATGAGCATCGATCAGCTTGATTTAATCTTGTATGACATGTACCGCATGGACGCTTGGCTGCCGCCTTTGTTTGGTAAATGGACTGAAGATTATAAAAAAGCGAGTTACTCACAATGGGCTGTCGACGAGCTCAGAGATTTTATCGCCGAACAGATTTACCCCCGAAGAGAAGGGTCTATTGATGAATTCTGTAAGCTCACGCATGAATTTATGATGAAGACCGCTAAATATGCGATGGTGAATCCAAACACGAGTCTTATGTTTCGATCTGCCAGTGAAATGGCAGCGAACATTTTAGACCTTCTAAGGGCTATGGAATAACAAAAACATGAAAGGAGAAAAGACATGAACAAAAACCAAGCAATTCAAAAGTTGCTGCATAAGTCAGGGCTTTGTATCAGGAAATACTCACCTGTTGCGTTGTCTTGTGTAGCATCAGCCGGCGTGGTAGTCACGGCAATTGCAGCAGCCAAAGCGACCCCACGAGCAGTAGCGTTAGTTTATGCAGACAGTCGCAAAAAGCATGATGGTGATCCATATGCGTACACCAAGAAAGAGGCGTTCATCGCTGCATGGAAATGTTATATTCCGGCAGTGGCATTTGGAGCTTCTACTATCGCTTGCATTATGGGTGCCAATGCCTTAAATCGACGCCAACAGGCAGCACTAACAAGTGCGTATGCTCTCGTCCAAAGTTCTTATAAGGAGTATAAGGACAAGCTGAAAGAGCTCTATGGTGAGGAAGCTCATAATGCCATCGTAAATTCTATCGCCAAAGAAAAGTGCAAGGACATCAGTATCTCTGCTAATGGAGGTTGGTACGATTCTTCCCTCGATTTTGGTGAAGGTATGGAACCAGAAGTCTCCCGCACTTTTTACGATAGCTTTTCGCAAAGATATTTTGAGTCAACCATCGAAAAGGTCATTCAGGCTGAGTACCATCTGAACCGCAATTTCATGTTCGCAGGAGTCATCCCACTTAATGATTTTTATGAGTTTCTCGGACTTGAAAAGACGGAACTCGGAGACGCTGTTGGATGGTCAAGCTGTAATGGTGATATTTATTGGATCGACTTTAACCATCACCGACTCACTTTGGATGATGGCATGGAGATCTATGTCATTGACATGGTTTTTGAGCCAACAGCCGAGTGGATGGAAGATCTGTAAGTTCGCAAAAAATACATTTTACTTTATGAAAACGAAAAGGAGGTTTCGCTTTATGAATAATGCAAAATTGGTTAAAATCCTTGGTATTGTCGCTACCGCAGTAGGTATGGGGGCTACGCTCCTCACTGACTGGGTGAACGAGAAGAAGATGGAAGAGAAAATCGACGAACGCATCAATGAGAAGCTTGCCGCACTTAGCGATGAAGAAGATGAGGAGTCCTAACAAGGGCTCTTCCTCTTTATCTGAACAATATGTGTGATACAAGCACGGCTGTTTCGATTATTCAACGATATGTTGATGAGCATCTGTTCAGTCCATCCTTCACATGGCCAAAGTATGAATTCAGAAAAAGGTCATATCAGCAATGGGCTGCATATGAAATCTGTGATCGAATCATGGACAAACCTTTCGATGATCCAATCACCGTCATCGAAAGCTTCATGTTCGAGATGGCTATGTATGCTTGTTACGGCGAGGATGAGCAGCGTAGCTTTATATTTCAGAAAGCGGTTGAAACAGCTGAAGAATTAAGTCTACTATTTGTTTAACCGAAAGGAGAAAAAATGGAAATCGTAGGAAAAGTTATCTTTATGGGTCACATCTTGCCTGTGTATGATTCCTTGGATAAACCTTTGTTCAAGGCATCTGATGTAGCCAACATTATTGATTACAGCGATGGCAATGTGTGGAAAATGCTCGAGATGTGTGAAGCTGACGAAAAGCTGAACCTACCTTTGGTAGTTGCAGGTCAGCGACGCTCCGTAAGCTTTGTGACTGAAACTGGTTTATACAATGTGCTTTCACAGAGCCGCAAACCGATTGCTCGAGCGTGGCGCCGTATTATTCATGAAGAGATAATTACTCTTCGAAAAACTCGTGGCAAAAACATAGCTGAACAATTTGAAGACTGGGATAATCAAGCTGACACTATCTTCTTTGATGAAGAAACTGGTATGATGATGCAGTCCGTAACTGTAGCTGGCGGCGATGTTGAACAGATTCCATTGTTCTGAGAAAGGAGAAAATCATGCCTAAACAAAGTTTAGCAAGCATTGCCAAGAGTGTACGGACGGCAATGAAAAAACATAGTCCTGAAATTCTCACCGGTATTGGAATTGCCGGCATGATTACCACCACTGTTATGGCGGTAAAAGCAACACCAAAAGCCCTGATTCTGCTTGAAGAGAAAAAAGATGAGCTGGATACGGACAGACTTGAGCCGAAAGACATCATCAAGACAGCTTGGCCTTGTTATATTCCGGCAGCTGTCGTAGGCTCCATCTCTGTATTCTGCCTGATAGGAGCAAGCTCGACTAATCTTCGTCGAAATGCTGCTCTGGCAACGGCGTATACCCTTTCAGAGTCTACTTTGAAGGAGTATCAGGAAAAAGTCGTTGAGACAATTGGTGAGAAAAAGGAACAGTCCATTCGAGACTCTGTATCGAAAGACAAGATGGTTAAGAACCCTGTTCGAGAAGTGATTCTCACTGAAAGCGGCGGCAACACGATCTGCTATGATGTCTTGTCCGGACGATATTTCAAGTCTGACAGAGATAAGATCACCAGGGTCATGAATGAACTGAATCGTCAGATGCGTGACGAAATGTATGTCACACTGAACGATTTCTACTACGAACTCGGTTTGGATGGAACTAAGATGGGCAATATGCTCGGATGGAACATCGATAAGGGTTACATTGACCTTGCATTCTCATCACAGCTGGATGCAAACGGTACCCCCTGCCTGGTGATTGATTATCAGGTTGCTCCGGTTTATGACTACCAGTAAGCTACCGCGCGAAATTTACAACTTATTTAATGGAAGAACATTCCACAATTTCACACATTTGAAAGGAGATTCACAATGAACAACAATGAGATTATGAACAACGAGGTCGTTGAAGCTACCGAAGAGGTTATCGAGAACGCTGGTTTGAGCAAGGGCGTAAAGATTGCTGCGGGTATCGGCTTAAGCGTAGTTGTAGGCGTGATCGTCTACAAGTATGTAGCAAAGCCGGTAATCGCAAATATCAAAGCCCAGATCGAGCAGAAAAAGATGACTGCTGAGGACGATACGGTTATCTTGGAAGAATCCGATGTTACCATTGATGACAACTAAAAATGCGAATTTGAGAAGTTCGGATAAGGGAGAGTACCTGTAACAAGGTGCTTTCCCTTTTTTCTTTATCACTCGAAAGGAGGAAAAATATGCAGCAGTATCAATACGACGGTCCTGTTATGCGATTTGATGATTGCGTACAACATCGTTGGAAAGCAACTACTGTTGCCCCAACAGAAGCGAAAGCGAAGAGCAATCTCGCCTATCGATATAAAAAAGAAAACGGCTTGACGCCGAACACAAAAATTACTCTGCCCGGTAAGCTGATTCCGGCATAAGAAAGGAGAGCACCCAGTGGAAGATTACAAATCCAATTCTGATAAAGCTCGTCAGGAGCAGCAGTCAGAAAAGAAAGTCGAGGCGGTTATTACCGGGGCTGCAAAAACTCGAAAAAAAGGCGAGATGCAAAAATTCGCAGATGTCTTTATTGCCGAGGACGCAAATAATGTTAAATCCTATATTTTGATGGAGGTTATTGTGCCGGCTGTTAAAAAGGCGATTTCTGACATTGTCACTACCGGTATCGACATGATTCTCTACGGCGAGGCAGGTCGCAGCAAGAAAAACGGAACCGCGTCTAAGGTGTCTTACCGAAACTATTATGAACGGGACGCGGACAGAGTGCGTGCAGGTTCCGTCGGCAACAGACGCAATACACCTGATTATGATGATATTCTCTTCGATACCCGTGGAGATGCGGAAGCGGTTCTCGATGCAATGAACGATATCATCAGCCAGTATGGAACGGTGAGTGTATCCGATTTCTATGATCTCGCTCGTGTTCCCAATGATAACTTTACTATGAACCGCTATGGTTGGACAAATATTGGCGGTGCAACTGCGGTACGGGTTCGAGACGGTTATATTCTGAAACTGCCTCGTGCAATCCCGCTGAATTGAAAGGAGAAAAATAATGCTTGAATGCAAAATTTGTGGCACTAAATTCAATGCCGTTATCGAGAGACATTATCTTGCTCGTGATAACGGAAAAACTGGGCTGGCAGTTGCCTTTGGATCTACTGCTGAAGAATGCCTGTATGATGCATTTGACTGCCCGATGTGTGGTTGCCAGGTAATCGCAAAAGAGCGTAAGCGTGATTATATTTCATTTGTCAAGGAGGACGAAGATGATGAACAGATCTGAGACTCTTGATAAAGCAAAGGCTTGTGTATGCGGGCAGAGAGAGAACGAATACGGCTCTCCGGAAGATAATTTCGCCGCTATTGCTGGCTTTTGGAGCGTCTATAAAGGCGTTGAATTCACTGCAAATGATGTTGCCATGATGATGGCACTTCTTAAGATCGCACGAATCAGAACAGGAACGGCTACGGACGACAGCTATGTCGATTTGGCTGGATATGCTGCCTGTGGTGCTGAAATCAACTCTAAAAACTGAAAAGGAGAATAACAAACCATGAAAAATAAAACTGAAATTATGAAGAGCGTGAACGGCGTGACTTCCAAGGCCGTTATGAAGTTCAAGAAGCACAGCCCCGAGATTCTCGTTGTGGCTGGTATTGCCGGTACGGTCGTAAGTGCCGTTCTCGCTTGCAAGGCCACCACTAAGGTAGCAGAGATTCTCGATGAAACTAAGGGTACTCTCGATACCATCCATGAGGGAATGGAAACCGGTGCAATCAATGGCCAGGAGTATACGAACGAGGATGGCAAGAAAGACACGGTTGTGGTCTATGCTCAGACCGGAATGAAGCTCGCAAAGCTTTATGGTCCTGCCATCATTCTTGGCACTCTGTCCATCACCAGTATTCTGGCATCTAACAATATTCTGCGTAAACGCAATGTGGCTCTTGGTGCTGCTTATGCTGCAATTGATAAGAGCTTCAAGGAGTATCGTGGTCGAGTTATCGAGCGTTTCGGCGAGCAGGTCGATACCGAACTCAAGTATGGCATCAAGGCGAAGAAGTTCGAGGAAATCGAGGTTGATCCCGAGACCGGCAAGGAGAAGAAGGTCAAGAAGACTGTGATGGTCGCTGACCCTAATCTCCAGAGCGATTATGCTGTATATTTCGACAGCAAGAGCCGCAACTACGAAACCAATCCCGATTACAACCGCATGTTCCTCAAGGCACAGCAGGCATTTGCAAACGACAAGCTTCAGACCCGTGGTCACCTCTTCCTGAATGAGGTTCTGGATGATCTGGATCTTCCTCGTACCCCTGCTGGTCAGATTGTCGGTTGGACAAAGGATGGTCCGGACGGCTATGTTAATTTCCGCATCGTTGAGGTAGAGCGTGAGACCGAGGATGGTCGCCATGAGCCGGCGCTTCTGCTCGACTTCAATGTTGAGGGTAACATCTGGGAAAAGATGTAATCAACCACCTTCAGACTTGGACTGGGGGTGATATTTTTAATGTAAAGGAGTTTTAATAATGCGCATCAAACCACGAGCGATAGCCGCCGTTCTCTGCATGATATTCTTTGTTGGTTTTACAGTATGCGGTGTGGTTCGCTCTACAGATAAAGAAACATCGGAGATCAAGCAATCTTATCCGGTTCTTGCGGAGGCAGAGCCAGTGATTATGGCGGATCTTCTGATGGAATCTCCTAACTTAACACCTGAGGTGAAGAATGAGCCGGACTATCCTCTTACACAAGAAGAAATCGACCTCATAGCACTCGTAACCATGGGTGAAGCTGAAGGAGAAACAGAACTGGGAAAACGCTTGGTCATTGATACAATTCTTAACCGTATTGACCATCCATCTTTCCCGGACACTGTGTACGACGTTATTTATCAACCCAATCAGTTCAGCGTGATGTGGAACAGCAGGATTGACCGTTGTTATGTCATGCCTGAGATTGTTGAGTTGGTAAAAGAAGAACTTTTGGAACGGACAAATTACGATTGTGTGTTCTTCATGGCCGGAGGATACAGCAAGTATGGTGAGCCTTTGTTTCAGGAGTGTTGTCACTACTTTTCGAGTTATGACTGAAAGGAGAACATAAAATGAAAGCTTTGTTTTCGTACATTCTTTCCACTATGGCAGGGCTTTGTCTCGTAGGAGGCATTGCTGTTCTCTCTGGTGGAAAGGAGTAAATGATGGACATTCTGGATGACTTCATCTCAACCGTTGATGCCATGTTGGACAGTCGGCGGAAAAGACACATTACTGGCGGGATTCTTCTGAGTGCAGCATTGCTGTTCGGAGGTCTCGCCATTACTGTTGTTACAATTCAAACTGACGAGGAGGAATACGAAGATGAGTAAAACCGGTTTCGCTATGTTTCTGGCTGGAGCCACGGTAGGCGCCGCAGCGACATGGCTTTGTCTTAGACAGTATTACGAGCAGATTGCACAGGAAGAGATTGATTCTGTGAAAGCGGCATTTGCCGAAAGAAAGCCCGTAAACACTAATATTGCCAAGAATGAAAAGAGCAATGAAAAGCAGGAGGAAAATCAGCATAAGGCAGATATTGCCAAGCTGAAACCCGACCTGGTGAATTATGCTGCTAAGCTTCAGGAAGAGGGCTATACCAATTACACGGAGCACAGCAAGAAAAATACTGAAGAAAAAAAGGATGATCCTATGCCCAATGAACCTTATGTCATCTCTCCGGACAATTATGGTGAGAATGACAATTACACGCAGATCAGTCTGGTCTATTATGCTGGTGACGGAGTCCTTGCCGACGATGAAGATGAAGTCGTCGAGGATATTGAGGACATTGTTGGCGAGGACTTTGCTGAACATTTCGGAGAGTATGAGGACGATTCGGTCTTTATTCGTAACGACCGTCTGAGATGCGATTATGAAATTCTCAGAGACAATCGCTCTTTCTCCGATGTGGCTGAAGGCTCCAACTACTAATAGGAGGATCGAATGACTGAAATTGAGCTGAACAATGAATATTTTGAGTGGATGTGTCAGCTCGTATGTAACGAACGATATAGCCGGAGGCTGTCTTATCAGAAGCTTCTTCGTCATCTGCATAATATTGATTTTCAATATATGCTGCCGATGGACGGAAATCGAGCAGAAGATGGGATAGACCTCCGGTATCGTTTTGGTTATGAAAAAGAATACGAGGGTCTTATGATTGCCAGTTATCTGGATAACCGCCCTTGCAGTGTATTGGAGATGCTTATTGCCTTAGCGTTTCGTTGCGAAGAACATATTATGACCGACCCGGATATCGGTAACCGAATGGGACAGTGGTTCTGGAACATGATTGTCAGTCTGGGTTTAGGGTCGATGAGTGATTCTCGTTTTGATGCGGCGTATACGGACGATGTAATATCTCGATTTATGAACCGCAAATACAAGCGAAATGGCGAAGGCGGTTTGTTTACCGTCGAACGCTGCAAGTATGACATGAGAACTGTCGAAATATGGTGGCAGATGAATTGGTATTTGGACAGCATCCTATGAAGGAGAATTACCATGATTCATACGCAAGTGTACGGGTTTTTCCAGACATGCTTACCCGACCAGGCGAAGGAGGTAAAAGAATACTTCCCAAATGGTAAAAACAGCATTCGAATTCGCAAAACCAACGGACAGGAATTTATATTTTCGTTGAGAGAGCCGAAGGCTTGGAAGTTTGAAACGATCGATCAATTTCTTGCCGACATGAAAGGAGAAAAGAAACATGGATGAAATGATTCGTTATATTTTCGGAAGTCTTCGCTGCTCCGAAACTGCGATGCGTGTGTTTGCTAAGACGCTCAGAAAACAGAGGTCTTTCAATCGTAGCACCGTCATGGTCGCCACGGTTATGACTGTGCACATGCTTATCCAGGACTTGGAGATTCGCAGTATGCGTGACGAGATCGGGAACCTTAAAAACGAAATCAAGGAGCTTAGAAAAACGGAAGGAGACTAAAGAACTTCGATGATCGACTTTTTAATGATTTCGACCCGTAGTACGAAGCGTGGTGTAATAGAAATCTATCCGAAGTTTATCATTAAGAAAAGCTCCGACCTGATGATTAGAGGCGGTGACTTCTATGCCATTTGGTTAGAAGACCGAGGTTTATGGTCTACGGATGAGCAAGATGCACTCCAGCTTATTGACCGGGAACTTGACAAGTATGCAGAGGAAAACCGCAAAAACTTTGATTCGAGTATTAAAGTTCTGCACATGTGGGATTCCGAATCCGGAATGATCGATTCGTGGCACAAATACTGTCAAAAGCAGATGCGAGACTCTTTCCACATGCTTGATGAGAAACTTATATTCTCCAATACTCCGACGAACAAAAAAGACTATGCAAGTAAGCGGCTGAACTACCCCCTTGAGGAAGGGACCACGGATGCATGGAATAAACTGATGTCCACAATTTACTCTGAAGAAGAGCGAACGAAAATTGAATGGGCTATTGGTTCTATTGTCTGTGGAGAGTCGAAAAAATTGCAGAAATTTATGGTTCTGTACGGTGCAGCAGGTACGGGTAAGTCTACAGTTCTGAACATTGTTCAGCAACTCTTTGAAGGATATTACTCGGTCTTTGATGCTAAGGCACTGGGTTCATCCAGCAACTCCTTTGCGCTGGAGGCATTTAAGACAAACCCACTTGTGGCGATTCAGCATGATGGCGATCTGTCTCGTATTGAGGATAACACCCGACTGAACAGTTTGGTTTCTCACGAACTGATGACAGTAAACGAAAAGTTCAAATCGACCTATGCAAACCGCTTCAAGTGCTTCCTATTTATGGGCACCAATAAACCGGTCAAGATTACGGACGCAAAGTCAGGTCTCATCAGACGATTGATCGATGTGTCCCCTTCCGGAAATAAATTGAGTCCCAAGGAATACAAGGCGGTGACAAAGCAGATCGAATTTGAGCTCGGTGCGATTGCTTATCATTGTCAGGAAGTCTATCTGGAGAATCCGGGCAGATACGATGATTATATTCCCGTGACGATGCTCGGTGCATCTAATGATTTCTATAACTTCATTATTGATTCTTACCATGTCTTCAAGAAAGAAGACGGGACAACTCTCAAAGCCTCGTGGGAGATGTATAAAACCTATTGCGATGAGGCAAAAGTCACCTTCCCATTCTCTCAGAGGATATTTAAGGAGGAACTGAAAAACTACTTCCGGGATTATAAGGAGAGATTCAATCTCGATGACGGAACTCGTGTGCGAAGCTATTACATTGGCTTTCGAACCGAGAAATTCGAGGATAAGGCACTTACCGAGCAAGACGAGCCTGAGCATAAACTGATCGAGTTCTTAAAACAGAAATCGGTCTTCGATAGAGAATGCGCAGATTGTCCTGCTCAGTATGCTTCGGCTAAAGAGACACCAACTTCCAAATGGGATGAAGTTTCAACTAAGCTAAGCGACTTGACTACATCAAGATTGCATTATGTGAAAGTCCCGGAGAACCACATTGTTATCGACTTTGATATTCAGGATAAGGACGGCAATAAGTCGTATGAACTGAATCTCAAAGAAGCGAGTAAATGGCCGCCGACCTACGCTGAACTCAGCAAAAGCGGTCAGGGCATCCACCTTCATTATATTTATGCTGGTGATGTCAGCAAGCTCAGCCGAGTGTATGACGATCATATTGAAGTGAAAGTTTTCACCGGTAAGAGCTCGCTGCGCAGAAAGCTGACAAAGTGTAATGACTTGCCTATCGCAACGATCAACTCGGGTTTACCACTGAAAGGAGAAAAGCAAGTGATAAATTTTGAAGGAGTGAAGAGCGAGAAAGGGCTTAGAACGCAAATCAAGCGAAATCTGAACAAAGAGTACCATCCGGCAACAAAGCCCAGTATCGACTTCATTTACAAAATTCTTGAGGATGCTTATGCAAGCGGACTCAATTATGACGTGACGGATATGCGGAATGCTGTTTTGGCATTTGCAGCGAGCAGCACACATCAGGCGGATTACTGTATTAAGTTAGTCAACAAGATGCAGTTTAAGTCCGCAGACCAGTCAGCAGGAGCAAAAAATGATGACGCCAAGCTCGTGTTTTACGATGTTGAGGTGTTTCCGAACCTGTTCTTGGTGAATTGGAAAATCGAGGGCGATGGTAAGCCGGTGGTTCGTATGATTAACCCTACCCCGACTGAGATTGAAGAGCTGATGCGATTCCGTCTGGTTGGCTTCAACTGCCGCCGATACGACAACCATATTCTCTATGCTCGGCTGATGGGGTATACGAACGAACAGCTTTATAATCTCTCGACAAAGATCATCAACGGCAGCGCAAATTGCTTCTTTGGCGAAGCCTATAATGTGTCGTATACGGATGTGTATGACTTTTCCAGTAAGAAGCAGTCCCTTAAGAAGTTCGAGATTGAACTGGGTATTCACCATCAGGAACTTGGTCTGCCTTGGGACAAGCCTGTGCCGGAGGAGCTTTGGACTAAGGTTGCTGAGTATTGCGACAACGATGTCATTGCGACAGAAGCAACCTTTAATGCTCGTAAGGCGGACTTCACGGCTCGTCAGATTCTGGCAGATGTGGCGGGGATGTCCGTCAATGATACAACGAACTCGCTGACTACCAGAATTATATTTGGTAACAACCGCAAGCCTCAGGATCAGTTCAATTACCGTTTCATGGGTGACGAGAGTCAAATCTTCGACCCTAATGCGGATCTTCCGTTTACGATGGGGCTTGAAGACTACGACGAGTTCACACAGTTCGATAAAAACCATCGTCCCATCTTTCCTGGCTACACATTCGAGGGCGGTAAGTCCGTCTACAGAGACGAAGAAGTTGGTGAGGGCGGCTATGTATATTCTGAACCCGGCATGTACAGCAACATTGCTCTGCTGGATATTGCATCCATGCATCCGAGCAGTATCGTAGCGGAAGAACTCTTCGGACCGGAATACACAAAGCGATTCAACGAAATTCTTCAGGCTCGTATCGCAATCAAGCATAAGGATTTTGATAAAGCCAAGAAAATGCTGGGCGGTGCATTGGCTAAATACCTGACTGACGAAAATGCAGCGGCTGATTTGGCGCAGGCTCTGAAGATTGCAATTAACTCGGTATATGGTCTGACTTCAGCCGGGTTTGAAAATCCGTTCCGAGATAATCGTAACAAGGATAACATTGTTGCTAAACGAGGGGCCTTGTTTATGGTCAATCTCAAGCACGCTGTTCAGAGTCAGGGCTTTACTGTAGCGCACATCAAAACCGACTCCATCAAGATTCCGGACGCAACGCCTGAGATCATCAAGTTTGTGACTGAGTACGGCAAACTGTATGGGTACAACTTTGAGCACGAAGCAACCTATGATCGTATGTGTCTGGTGAACGATGCAGTTTATATTGCTCGATATGCTACGGTTGAGAAGTGCTGCGACCTGTATGGGAAAAAGTACATCGACTCTGCAAAAGATATTTGCAAGGAGAACAAGAAGCATCCGTATGCATGGACGGCGACTGGCACTCAGTTCCAGATTCCTTATGTCTTCAAGACGCTTTTCAGCAAGGAGAACATCGAGTTCGAGGACATGTGCGAGACGAAATCTGTGACGTCCTCGCTCTATCTTGACATGAACGAGGCTCTGCCGGATGTAAGTGCCCTTGAAGCGGAAAGAGATAAACTGTGGAAACAGATTACCGATTCTAAACGCATGACTGAGCCGATGCCCACGGAATGTGAGCGTGTCGAAGAACTAACGGACGAAATCGCCAAGGGTCACGACTACCACTTCATCGGAAAAGTCGGACAGTTCTGCCCGATTAAGTCTGGCTGCGGAGGCGGTATCCTGCTTCGTGAGACTGAAAACAAGAAGACGGGCGAAAAGGGTTATGCTGCTGCTACGGGTTCTAAGGGCTTCAGATGGCTCGAATCCGAGATGGTAAAACAGCTGGACAAGCAGGGTGACATTGACCGTGGTTATTATAACAACATGGTAGATGAAGCAATCAAGTCTCTGTCGGTTTATGGTGACTTCGAACGCTTTGCGGCAGACGAACCGTATGTTTCGGATAACACACCACCGTGGTTCGGAGCCGGCGAGCCTCATGAAGAGGATACTACTCCATTTGATGTGAGGTAACGCTTATGATTTTAATTCTGTTAATTGCTGTGCTCATTTATATTTTTGTGCACGGCTGATTCCACCGAGTTCTGTATTCCTAATGAGGAGTGCAGGACTTGTCCATTTCCATGCGATAAACGCAAAAATTGAAAGGAGAAACTAATTATGGCTTACAAAGCAGTAGACAACATCATCATCGAGAATGCTCGAATTATCTTCCGCAACTTTAAGGGTGAGGAGTCCAAGTACAATCGTGCTGGCTCCCGCAATTTCTGCGTGGTCATTGAAGATCCCGATATGGCGCAGAAGCTTATTGAAGATGGCTGGAATGTTCGTGTTCTGGCTCCTCGTGATGATGACGAGGCTCCTCGCCATTATATTCAGGTGGCGGTCAGCTTCGACAACATCCCCCCGAAGGTTATTATGATTACTCGTCGAGCTAAGACCCAGCTGGATGAGGAATCCATCGGAACTCTGGACTTTGCAGAGATCCGCAATGTTGACCTGACGATCCGTCCCTACAACTGGGAGGTCAATGGCAAAACCGGTGTCAAGGCATACCTTAAGACGATGTATGTCACCATTGAGGAAGATGAATTCGCTGAAAAGTACGCTGAAACCGAAGGACCTGAGGAGATGCCCTTCTAAAAGCGAATAGGTGCCAGCTTAATACATGTCTGGTTAAATGTCCAGTAAGGTCTCGATTAGGGGTGCACACCTATGACAGTAAGAGGAAACAGCCTATCCCCCCTTTTTTAATAACCGAAAGGAGGTAAAGCCATGTTGTGGCAGAAAAAGAAAAAACGCAAAAAGGCTACTAAACCTAAAGCAGTTACTCAAACTGCTGCTCCTCAGCAGCCGGTGGAAAAGATTCAGCAAACGACTGAGCCTGAGAAAAAAGAAGAAACGCCAAAGCAAAAAAGCCCGCTGGAAAAAAATCCAAAAAAGGTTTTGACTCCGGAAAAAGCTTTCTTAGAAGCATTCGGACGATTGACCAACCGGCATCGGGCTTGGGATGTTTGGCGTGACTTTATTACTATGTTCGCTTGTTCGCTATCTAATCCTCTCGATAAGGAGCACCGGGATAAGCGAGAAGCGTTATATTTGGAAGTCATTAAAAAGTACAATAAGCAGGAGCAAGAGTTGTTTCCTGAACTGGCTGCTCAGACGGTCTTGGCTTTGGAGGAAAATCCGGAGCAAGATTTTCTGGGCAGCATTTTTATGTCTCTCAATCTCGGCAACGAGCATAATGGACAGATCTTTACGCCGTATCATGTTTGCGAGCTAATGGCTGAAATGACGGTGGACAACACGGTAAAAAAGGTAGAACAGGACGGTTATATTTCAATTAACGATCCTTGCTGCGGAGCTGGAGCCACATTGATTGCCGGAATCCACGCTGCAAGGAAGCAGTTGGAAAAAGCAAACTTGAACTACCAAAATCATCTTCTCGTCGTTGCACAGGATATCGATGAAACGGTGGCACTTATGTGTTATATTCAGCTTTCACTTTTGGGGGTAGCAGGATATGTAAAGGTCGGAAACTCTCTGACAGAACCGATGACGGGCAACGACAATAAAGAGAATTACTGGTTTACTCCGATGTACTTCTCCAATGTCTGGGTGCTGCGTCGGATCTTCGGAGGGCACTAATGGCTGGCATATCCCTTAGAGACTACCAATTAGATGCTGTTGACCGAATGAAAAATGGCTGCATTCTCTGTGGTGGAGTTGGCAGTGGCAAATCCAGAACAGCTTTGGCTTACTACTACAAGCAAAATGGCGGTAAGCTCAGCACAAAGAATTATATTCGGATGCCAGATATGCCAAAAGACCTGTACATCATCACCACGGCGAGAAAAAGAGACACTTTAGAATGGGAGGGTGAGCTTTCGCCCTTCCTTCTCTCCGTTCATGCAGAAGTCAATACCTATAAAAATAAGGTCATCGTTGATTCCTGGAACAACATCGGGAAGTATGTAACGGTTACGGATGCGTTCTTTATATTTGACGAGCAGCGTGTTGTTGGTTCAGGAGCATGGGTTAAGGCATTCCTGAAAATTGCCAAATTTAACGAATGGATTCTACTATCTGCCACCCCAGGAGACACATGGAAGGATTATATTCCTGTCTTTGTTGCAAACGGCTTTTATAAAAACCGGACTGCCTTCAAGGAAGAACACATGGTCATGACTTGGGTAAACGGAAAGTATCCAAAAGTAGACAGATATTTGGGGGTAGGACGACTCATCCGACTTCGCAATCGCATTCTTGTGGATATGGATTTCAAGCGGGAAACCTGTTCGCACCATGAGGATATTTATGTCAATTATGATGTTGCGAAGTATAAAGAGACAAGTCGTCTTCGCTGGAACCCATATAAAAACGAGCCGATTGTCAACGCCGGAGAGCTCTGCTATGTATGGCGACGCATCGTAAATGAGGACGAGTCCAGGCAAATCGCTCTAATGGAACTGTTTGAGAAACATCCTAAAATGATCGTCTTCTACAATTTCGACTACGAGCTTGATATTCTGAAAAATCTCTACTATGGAGAAAATGTTGAGATTGCAGAATGGAACGGTCACAAGCATCAACCGATTCCGACTTGCGACAGCTGGGTGTATCTGGTTCAGTATACTGCTGGAGCCGAAGGTTGGAACTGCATTAGCACAGACACCATTGTGTTCTACTCGCAGAATTACTCCTACAAAATTATGAAGCAGTCAGCTGGGCGAACCGATCGCTTAAATACTCCGTTCAAAGATTTATATTACTACCATTTGAAATCCCGTTCCGGCATTGATTTGGCTATCAGTCGAGCGTTAAGCGAGAAGCGAAATTTCAACGAAACCAAGTATGTCGGCAGCTATAAACCCAAAGCTGCCTGAGAAAGGAGAAAAGATGATAACAATTGATGTCGCGGAGTATTGCTCTGCTTGCATGGACTTCGATCCAGATGTTCAACTACCGCAAAAAGCATACGGAATGAGTGAAGAGATCGTCATATCCGACACGGTTATTCGATGCTCAAATCGAAATCGGTGCAAAAACATTGAGCGATACCTGAGAAAGAAGGTGACGGACGATGGCGTTGGCAAGACTGACGAAGCAATGCCGTGAATGTCCTTTTGTCGAGACCTGTGAGCACAAGGAAATGGAAGCATTGGGATATTTACCAGAACCGATTATGGCAGATGTCAAAGCCCCGGTTACTGCTGATATAGCAGCTCCCATTTTGAGAGAAACTGTAAGCCGTGTAGTAGACGGCAAAGTTGTAACAATGTATAAGGACGAGTTGGAGAAGATCCTTTATAAGGATTTATATTCTCATCTAGGACTTCAGTTTGGAGGCTGAATATGCATAACAATACCAACAATTCAGACAGAATGAATACTGTCGCTTATAAAATCGGGCAGGCTATCGCGCTGGTAGTTTGTCTTTGTGTTTCTAGCATCGTCATTGCTTTAACTGTGAAGTGCATCCTGTGGATTTTGTAAGGCGGTTTTGCAGATGAATGAAGAAAAGGAAGTCTATTTTGACCAATATTGTAAATCTTGCAAGTACCATGGTCTTGAAGAGTCCAAAGACCCGTGCAATGACTGTCTCGCAGAACCCAGCAATACAAATTCCCACAAACCGATGAACTATGAAAGCAAAAACAATTCTTGATGCCGAGAAAAAGGATGCGATTGATATTGCAACGGAACTTTGCTATAGCGAAGAAGTCAAGAGAAAAATTGCGCAGGCAAAATCTGTTTACGAAATTGGTCGCATCCTTAAACAAGCACGGCTCGATCAAGAGTGATATTTCTGAAAGGAGAAAAGAAACATGAATCTTGAGGAGTTCAGAAAAGCACTTTCGTCAGATGCTACTGAAGAGAATGCACAACTGAAAAGACAGTTGTCAGACCTTCAGGCTGAATACCATGAAAAGCTTTCAAAACTCGAAAATGAAAACGATTCACTTAAAGAAAGTTGTCGGGTTTTATGCAATCGATGCTTTGCTCTTACGAGAGGTGTTACTTGTCTATTTTGTGGTCTCGATTACCCCTGCCCTCATATGCCGGGGCTTGAGGAACAGGTGGCTATGGCTCATAAATTGAGAAAGGAGATCGAAAAAAATGGCTAATGGGTATCGTAATGCTCTTGTTCAGCAAATAAAAGACGCAGGTCAAGAACTTATCAACCGAGCTGAATCGATGGTGCATCCCGAAAATGATTTAATCACTGATTTTTCCATAGTAATCCATTTCGAGCAGCATGAGGTACCTACAATCGACTACACAACCAGCGTGGTAAACAAAGTTGCTTGTGATCGGGTTATCTATCAGAAAGGAGAATCCAATGTCTCAAAAATATGATGAATATCTGGAAAAACACAGGCAAGCTGTAAAAAAGGCTTATCAGTGGATTGCTGCTTATATTCCTGAACTGACAGATGTGGAGGCGACTCGAAATATTGAGTTCCATGATATGTCGAAGAATACGCCAGATGAGTACACGCCTTATGACAACTATTTCTATGGGGAGCAAACCCCAGCAATCATCGAGGCGTTTAACCGGGCATGGCTTATGCATATCCACCGAAACCCCCATCATTGGCAGTATTGGGTCTTAATCAACGACGAACCTATCGAAATGCCGTATCCATACATTATTGAGATGATCTGTGACTGGTGGGCATTCAGCTGGATTAAAGGTAACCTTTCCGAAATGTTTGCCTGGTATAAAGACCATGCCGATTATATTAAGATGCACAATAATACTCGTTCGATTGTGGAAGAGATTCTGGAAATGATTCGGACGAAGCTTACGGAGGTAGAAAATGCTGAAAATTGAAAACACCGAGGTTATGGGCTGGGAGCACGCCATTCGTGGTATGCGAAACCCTAAGAACTCTTGGGAGAAGAGTGATTCTAATTGGAGATATGTCGCTCCAGCTCAGAGGGAGAATCATATTTTGGCTTCTTACTCTGATGATAGTGAATTTTGGATTGGTCCGAATGATGCAGATTTGATGAACCGACTGAGAAATGCCGGTACCGATCATCGTAAGTTCATGCGGATGATTACCGTCTATCTCGACATCACTGCTCCGCTGTACTGGTGGAAGGAGTTTGATACTTATAAGGTTGGTACGGTTGCGAACTCGTGCTCGACGATGCATAAGATTGCGGACAAGGAGTTTACGCTGGAGGATTTCAGTCATGAACATTTACTGAGTATGGCTAATAATGATGCGAATAACATCCGGGTAGATGGCGATGACCTTCTGGGTTTAATAATCAATGTCCTTAACTACTACCGAGGAAGATATATTAAAACAAAGGACAAACGGTACTGGTGGCAGCTGATCCAACTTCTGCCAAGCTCTTATAACCAGCGCCGGACAGTCATGCTGAACTACGAGGTTCTGGCAAACATCTACAAGTCCCGCCGGAATCACAAACTCGACGAATGGCATACGTTCTGTGATTGGATTGAAAGTCTGCCATATTCTAAGCTTATTACTGGCGAAAAGAAAGGATGAAAGATGATGAAATTC